GATCTCTACCCGCGCCTGTTGTAGCAGAACAGTTGAACACACGCAAAGCTGCTGTAGTTGGCGCAGTGCCGTCTTTTACACAAGAGGCATCAAAAACGCCGCCGTTTGATTGACTAACAATAGATGCCGCATAATTTGCGTCGGGCATTGCAGTTGTAAAGTTAATAGTGTAATCACCTGTTGCATTTTTGGTAACTGAAGTTACATTGCCACTTGCTGCAATTGTTCCTGCTGCATCAAAACGAACCCAAGCACGACATCCGTATGCTGTGGCAACAGAGCCATAACCTGAGTTAAAACCAAATGTGCTTCCAGTTGCATTTCCTGTAACAGTAGCTGCCGATGCTGCTGATCCTGTTGTGTTTTGATTAAGCGTTGGGAATGTGCAGTTTGTTAAAGTGCCAGATGTTGGAGTACCAAGCGCAGGGGTCACCAATGTTGATGAATTAATTGTTGTTGAACTAATTGTTCCGGATGTAATAGTAAATCCGCTGGATAGTACAACACTGCCCGTACCAGTAGAAGCTGTAACACCTGTACCGCCGTTGGCAACAGGCAAAGTTCCTGTAACGTCTGTGGTAAGTACAACTTGGGATAGCGTGGAGTTTGTGCCGTCCGAGCGAAGCACCCGGTTATTTGTCTGCGCGCCAGTCAGTGCGTTGATAGCTGCTTGCTGGGTTGTCTGCCCTGTACCGCCCTTGGCGATTGCCAGCGTGCTGGTCAGGTTCTGCGCCTGCAAGTCAAACACGTTTGTGGCATCCGACCACACCATGATCTTGTCACCGTTGACAACAGATATACCTGTACCAGCAGCCGTGGTATTACCAATGACCGTAGAGTTGTAGATAGTGATGGTGTAGCCGCTGTTGTTGTAAACAATGTACTGTTTAGACGCAGGCGGAATGTAAACGCTTGTTGCCGCCGTTGCCCCGGTGAACTTCAGCATGGCATATACCGCTTGGTTCAGATTGGCAGTAGACGATGGCCCGTTGACGTATGTCAGCGCTTGACTGGTAGAGGTAATCGGCACAGCTTGGTATCCTGCAACTGCCGTGTCCAGAATGTAGGCGAGGTTGCTGTCTGTGGTTGCGCCCCACGCACCAGCTTGGTCGCCTGAGCCGATCAGTTCGATCCGCAAGTTTGATGAATATGTACTGCTCATGTTTTATTCTCCAGTGTTTCGATTCGTGCTGTCAGGGCTGTGATGATGGCTTGTTGTTCTTGTATTGCCGCTGTCAGTGTGGCAACCAAGAAGCTGGTGTCAATACCTTGATAGATAGGGTTGCCATCAGCATCAACTGCATCTTTTTTACCATTTACTGCATTAGGACAAATTTCAGACAATTCATGAGCAATAAAACCTTCACCATCAGAACCATCCAACTTCCATTTGTAAGTCACTGGTTTTAACGTAGAAACTTTTGCTAATGCGCCTGTCATTGGTGTAATGTCTTGTTTCAAGCGATAATCAGATGACGTGTTGTATGCGGTAGCTGATCCAGTTACAGCAATATTTCCTACCGCTGTGCCACTTCTGGCAAACACAGCAATATTTGCTGAACCCGCTCCGCCAACATTACAATTAATTCCAAATGGGGTATAACTTACACCCTCTGTAATGCTAAATTTAAAAGTATTACTAGCAAATGCTGCGCTAGTTGCACCAGTCACTACATTACCGCTGTCTGTAATACGCATTCTTTCTGAAACAGCGCCACCTGATGACGCTCTAGTAGAAAATTGCAAATATCCACCTAAATCGCCAGTACCTGAACTAGCTTTAAGTCCTGCAATAAACGCCCAATTTGCCGCAGCATTACTAGCAGTTATGTACCTTCCGCCAAAAGCAATACTTCCTCCAACATCTACGGCAAGCGCATCATTGGATTGAATAGTAAGCAAACCTGTAGCTGTGGTGCTTGCTACATTAACTCCAGTAATGCCAACTTGCTTTAGTCCATCGCCATTTGTATTTACCGTACCATCATTTATATCAAGGTGCGCCCTAGCAGTGCTGTTACCAATCCCCACATTCTGACTTGTGTCAATCGTCACCGCAGTAGTTGCAGCACCGCCAGCCGTTGTAGTCTGTAAAGCTAACGTACCTGTGCTATCAGCAGTGGTTTTAATTCCTGCGCTGCCGCTTGATACGCCATTGTCACTGAGGATAGTACTAGCCATTATTTAGTCTCCAGTGCTGTGATTCGTGCTGTCAGGGCTGTGATGATGGCTTGTTGTTCTTGGATGCACTTCATCAGTGCATATTGCAAATCAGTCTGATAGATTGCTTTTAATGGAATGCCATCGTCAGGTGTTTTACCAAACCCAGAAACATCTACCAATTCAGGGGCAACAGTTTCAACTTCTTGGGCAATACAACCCAAGTTCAGCAAATCATCAGTCTGGTCTTTGTATTTGAATGTACGAACAGGTATTGCACAAATTTTGGCAAGATAACTACCAGCGTCTTGAATATCTGTTTTTGTTCTGGCATCAGATAAGTTGACGTTGTTTGCGCTGTAGTTTGCCAAACCGCCGTTAGAACGAATTTCTGCTCTTAGATTAGTATTATCAGAACAATAAACAAAAGAGTTTGTTGTTCCGTTTGGTGCGGCGGCGCTATAGTTAATTAAAATGCCGTAGTTGCTCCCTGCGGTTGCGTTTGTACTTTGAAAAACAGCACTTTGTGATGCCGCAGTAGGTTGGGCAACTAAAAATTTACCGCCATTTGATGTTGCCGTAGCCCCCACCAGCAAGTTACCGCTGGAGTCGATACGCATACGTTCAGCAACAGTGCCCGATACACGGGTTCTCACCGCAAAAAAAGATGAAGTTCCAGTGCCATCTGCACGGTCAAATTCAGATAAACCAAGTTGATACGCAACGCCTGAGTTGTCTGTTGAGTAGTTATCTATTCTGCACCCATCCCCCGAACTAGCGCCAGTTGTATTTGACGTAAGCCGAATAATGGCTGGAGTTGATGATAATGAGCCAACATTTAACTTTGCCGCTGGTGAAGTCACACCAATCCCCACATTCTGTGAAGCATCAACAGTTACCGCTGTTGTTCCATTGGTAGCCAAACTAACAGTGTTTGTGCCGTAAACAACACCTGAGTCGGTATCTGTTCCAGTTTCTGCTGGCGCTGCGGCAGTACCGTTTACATTGGTAATTCCTGTCGTGCCGTTAATGATTACTGTCATGCTATCCCCAATGCCTGTTTAAGTTTTGCCAACTCAGCAGGGTCAGCCAAAATAACTTCTGTTAATGACTTGGGTGCTGGCATATCAATAATTGCGGGTGGGTTTGGGTCTGTGAATTGACCGTTGGCATATGTCCAACCAACGCTAACGTAGTCTTGTTGAATAGCCGCATGTCCATCTTCAAAACCGGGTGGAGGGGTTATGGGCTGTTCTTCATATTCAATGATATTGACAACAACGCCATCTTTAACAATTGCGTATTTCATACATAGTACTCCGTGACAATAATTACTCCAGAACCGCCAGCACCGCCTGTGCCGCCGCCAGTTCCTGCCGCGCCGCCAGCACCTCCAGCACCGACCGCATAAGAATAAGTTGCCGCTGGAGAGTTGATTAATTTTTCAACATATCCAGCACCTCCTCCGCCAGCACTAGCATAAGTAGTACTGTTACCGCCTACCCCGCCACCACCACCACCAGAATTTGCAGTAGCAGGTTGCCCGGCGGCTCCTGCTCCATTAGTCCCGGCAATACCACCACCACCTAAAACAGAACCGCCGCCATTAGAGCCATAATTTTGAAAAAGCGCGGGGGTTGAATTTCCGGGAGCGGTCGCCCCGGGATTGCCTGTTTGATTTATATCTCCACCTGCGCCGCCGCCAGCACTACCACCAACAAAACCGCCAGTTAAACTGTTAGGCCCGCCGCCACCGGCGTTTGCAGTCAAACTGCCAAATGTAGTAGCTCCTCCACTCGTGCCATTTGTGGGGGTTGCCGCATTTCCAGAACCTCCAGCACCACCACCACCACCAACTGCACGAACCCAAATAGCTTTGACATTTGCTGGGGTTGTATAAGTACCTGAACCAGAAGTGAATACTTGAACTGTATGTGCAATAGAAGTTAAACCCGTGCCACCAGATGCCACTGGCAAAGCATTAGCAAACGTAACAACTTGGGCAGAACTAATCGTAACCGCAGTCGTAGGAGTAGCACCTGTCTGAAGAACAAGTGCGCCCGTAGTATCCGCAGTTACTTTATATGCAGTTGTGCTTGTGGTTGATGCGCTGATCGTACTCATATAACCACCCATTGTTGACCAGAGGAGACTGTAATAGACACCCCGCTGTTGATTGTTAACGGCCCAACAGATAGACCGTTTTGCCCTGTGGCTATTGTTCCGCTGACAGTCACAGTACTTGCATTGAGAAGCACTGCGCCAATACCACCGCCTACGGCGTTGGCTGAGTATTCTGCGGGGTAAGTGACAAACACATCTTTTGTACCAGCGCTGAAGTTGACAAGTGCGCCTGCGTTGCTGGAAGCTATTACTGTAGTTCTTGCAAGTGTTGTACCGGACGAAGTGTATGTACCAATGCCCACCTCCCATTCAGAGCCTGTTTGCCCGGCGATGGTGTAGTAAGTAGTATTGGTGTTACCAATCGCAGAAAAGGACTGGAACCCCGTAGATGCACCGAGCAGCGTCACTGTTCCCGTACCCGTCGTAGTGGTAGTCTCTTTTACTCTGTCTGCAAGTACAAAAGCCATTTTTTATCCTTACGGCACAGTTTCAACTTCAACCCAGTTTGTTGTTTGATTATCGTTTATAACCGCCCAACCCGGTGTTTGTGAATCCGTGATATTTTGCCAGTTTGCGGTCTGGCTGTCATCAATCAATCTCCAGTACACAGCAACCAGAGTTCCAACCGATCCTGCGGCTTGAACCCCAGACAAAGCAAGTGAAACAACTGGCCCAACCGTACCAGCGCTTCCAGCCGCCTGAACCCCTGTCAGTGCAACTTCTTTGCCGTGGGTTACCGTGCCAACTAGGCCGGAAGCCACCACGCCTGTCAAAGCAACAGAGATTGCCGGTGTTACTGTACCAACTTCACCTATAGCTACATCGCCGGTTGTTACATCCGACTCGTTGTAGATGACCGTACCAACCGCGCCAGATGCCAATACTCCTGTCAGGGCAACTGCTTTACTTTGGACTACTGTGCCAACAGAACCCGTCGCCGCAACACCTGTTAAGGCAACTGTTATGCTTTGAACTACTGTGCCTACGTTGCCTGTGGCTGCAACACCTGTTAAGGCATTTGTATGATTAACACCAACTGTTCCTACATTTCCAGTCGCAGATACACCCGTCAGGGCAAGCGTGATGTCATTTGCGCCTAACGATGCGTATGGAGCCTGTGCAAATGCGGATATACCAAACATGGTCTACGGCCTGCGCCGCCTCCGCTTAGGTTGTAGCCAGACGCAAAAGTGCTGCTGATGTAGTGTTTGCTGGCATCGTCAGCGTAAAAGTACCCGCCGTGATGGTCTGCGAACCAAACGTGTGGACACTGATAGCCTTGAGAGACTGTGTAAAGTTGTACAACAACACCGTATCAAATGCCGTTGATAGCGTCACGGTTGTGTAAACGATTGAGGCTGAAGGTGTCCAGTACGCTACACCAGCAGTTGAAGAACTGTTGGTTGAAGTTGGAGCCGTGGCATTCGTTACCGTCACACCGCCAGCGGTATAGCCTGTACCAGAGACTTCGCCAGTAGCAGAATATACCGTGGTTGATGCGTTGACCGTTGCTGATACCAAATACAAAGCCGCCTTAACGGTATCTGTCGTTGGCGCGGTCAAACTTGTACGGGACACAATAGTTGAAGTGCCAAGCTGATGCTGACCGAGCATCAGTTCACTCATGAAAGAGGTACACATTGATTGAGTATTTGCCACTTTAGTTCTCCTTTAGCCGATTGATGCTGTTTCACCGCCGCCAAAGACGGGCATTTTCTTCATAGTCACATGGGCAGAACGATGAACAAGCTCACCCTCTAGCCAATACTCAACCCATGTGGTGAGTTCATTGTCATTATCGACTGTACCTTCCCGCTTTTCAAGCAAAGAATCGTCCATGTCGCCTTTGGTTGTAGTGACTAACATTACGCAATCCTTATGATGGCTGATGTGTTGCTGATAGCAGGGAACTGCACAGTGAATGTTGTGGTTGATGTCTTGTCTGCGCCAAAATCCAGAACACAGACAGAGCCACCAGATGTGTATATCAAAGCTCCCCGAGCAGTAATAGCGCCACTCCAGACTGCATTGTCAAAGGAGATATACGCCACATTGCCTGAGTTGCCTACCGTTGGAGTCTGTGCAATCGTAAGAGCAAGACCACCAGCCGTGTACCCTGAAGCCACAACTTCGCCCGTAGACGTATAAGCCGTGGTAGAGGCATCAAGCGTGGCGTCATTGGTGTACAGAGCCATGTAGAACGTGTCGTTTATAAAGTCGAACGTTGCATCCATTAACCCTGTTTTGAATGTGTTGCAAGCAAAGTTTCCTTGAAAAGCCATTACGTCACCGCCTGTCTAAATTGCCCAGACCGGTAAGCGTCCTGACGCTCCATACCATCACCCAAGCGCTTGGCTAATGCAAGTGCTTCTTTGTACTTGGCGTCGTATCCAGTAATGATGTCCACTTCACCTTTCATAAAGGTATAGGCTTCAACCAACGCGCCATACAACAAAACGGTATCAAAGTTGTCACCCAGCCAAGATGTGCCAGCAGGATTGGTTGTGTAAGTTACAGGTACAGAAAACCCAGTGCCTGCGCTACCAATGTACGTTGCGCTGACAGATAAAGTATCTCCGACCAAATACTGACTGCCTGACGTTGAAATTGTTACCGCCGAGACAGCGCCGCTTGCTACGGTTATTGATGCAAAAGCTCCAGTACCCGTGCCGCCGGTTAAAGGCACGTTATAGTACGTTCCGTTGGAATAGCCAGAACCGCCTGTTATTACGCCAACACCTGTCATTTGACCGCGAATAATAGATACCGGGTAGTAATAGTAGTGGAGTTCAATCGTGTAGGCTGCATCAGGTGTCGGGCCAAGAATGAATGACAACTCATTGGAAATAGTGCTTGACGCTACAGTTGGGCCAAACAATGCGTAGTACTTAGGAATAGCTGTATCTGTTGGAGTTGGGTATGCCTGACGGATGAAGTTCACATCTTTGTTTAACAAGTACTCATACGCGCCCGTGGCATCAACAACAGCCATTGAATATGTAGCCAAAAAATCATCTGGGCAAGACAAGTATTTATTGCTGATAGTTGTTGTGCCGGTCACATTCTTGCGAATAGATGGGAACTGAACCGAGTTGTAAATGCGTTGTTCAGCCTGCTGGATGAAACGGTTAATCTGAGTTGAAGAACCCTCAGTCGTTCCATCAGCAAGATATACATCGGGGAACTGATTCTCCGTGTAAGACTGAATCGAAGTTACAAGCTCGTCGTACGTCATGCCATCGGGCCTCTAGACATTAAGCCTTTGGTGGCTGCGCCAGTACCGCGCATTTTGATGCCATCAGTCTTAACAGATTCATTACCTGCTGATTTACTGATGTTTCCAATGCTGACATCAAGACTGTCAAGCTTGCTACGGTTGGGTTCTTTACCGGGGGTAGAAGAAATGCCCACAGCCTTACCCGACATAGTGTGTGGTTGTGCGTAGACGCTGGCACCGCCAACTTCTTTGCCGCCTTGTTTTTTGCTGAATTTAGCCATTATTTGCCTCGCTGATTTGCAACTTTAGCCATACCACGACCCATGCTCATCATCATCTCATTGGTCTTGCCGCCTTTGGCCAACTTAGTCATTGGCTTGCCGGGGTGCAGCTTCTTTTCGTGCTTATGCACTGCGCCAGCAACCATTTTTTTGTCCTGTTTTAAGTCCGCTTTGTCCATGATCGACTCCTTATGTCGTTGCAACTGTAACTGTACCAATTTCTACTGCCATCGCCAAGTTGTTTGGCGTTAGCACTGCATCAACCCCTTGAGAACCTCCAACCGGGTTCCATCCCCACTGAAAGATTCGGCTACCACCGCCTGACTCCCCATCTGCTAACAGCCCAGAGACGGTGTAGCTCAGGTCAGGACGCGGATCACGCACTCCTTGTGGGTCATCCACTGGGTACATACCCAGTTGAAGTTGAGGATGATCTGGATCCCAGCACTGAGGGCACACCTTCAAGTCGTATGTCTTGGTTTTGACAACGAGCTTTTTAAGTAACGTCAGTTTGTACCCAAAGCCACATCGGTCGCATATAGCAATTGAATTTTTGCCACTGGCAAACCGATTTCCCATTATCCACCCCCAATGAACATCTGGCGAGGCACAAGCCGCAAAGCTGCGCGTTCCTGATCCTCATCAGCCGCCGACATCCAAGCTTCGTCATACTGGGCTTTTAGCACCACCAGCCTATCCATGCCGCCCGGAACCTTCAAAGCAATGTAGTAGGCCAGTCCAGCCACCATGCAGGGGATAAAACGGAATGGAACATCCATGACATTCACACCGCTGCCAGCATCCTGCACCCGACGCATGCGCCAGTACACGAACTGATAAGTCTGGGAGCCATCAGGAGTGGGCCAGACAGTGATTCGGGGGAGGTTGGGGACGTAGACAGCCGCACCACTGGTGTGGGCTGCGGCTGTCGTGTTGTTCTGGGCACGGAAACAGTCACCCAAGTCGTTGCCATCCACGTATGTGTAGTAGATCGTCTCGCTGTCCAGCGTAATGTAGCCCGATGTGGCCAGACCAACTGTGCTGGAGAGAGTGATTGTGGTGTCTGTGGACGTGATGGTGGTCGCCAAAGTCACACCAGAGGGGGCATTCTGGCCATCCAGACGCTGATACCACACTTGAATTGGTCGGGCTTGGGTCAGTTTGTTGGGGATGGTTGCGTAGGTAGACACGCTGATGCGTGTGATTGTCAAATCTGACTGGGTGGAAGCCACGTTTGCGTTGGTTCGGATCACATGATCCAACAAATCCACCGTGTCGGTGGGGATGGCATAGGTGTTCAACCCCTGCTCAAAGGTAATCGTGCCCTGCTCAAACGTCCACATGTTGATGCCACGGTTTGCCCAGTCAGCAAACAGTAAGTTCAGTGATCGCCGAGCCGTTTTCAAGTCGTAGCCAGTGCGCAACTCTGAACCAGCACGCTCAAAAGCTTCCTCTACCAATTCGGTGAGGTCTAAATTGAAGCCTGTTGACCCAGAGGTGTTCGCCATTATTTAGACATCCGCATGTTGTCGATTAAGTTTGGGTAAGGTCTGCCAGCAGCTTTTGCCGCAGCCTTAGCTTTGGCTTTCTTCTCTGGTGACAGCTTTGTGTGCTTCTTGGCAGGGTTGGGTTTATCCCAAACCTCTCCACCCTCTGCATACATGGCGACCTTGTTCGGATCATCCTTGCGGGTGATCGTCTTTCTACCCGGCATCTTTGACGGGTTGATGTCGCCCATGCCGCGTGAAGGTCTCATACCATCCGGCCTTTGGTTTTGCCTTTGACAGCGCAACCATCTGCACGAGAAGAAGCACTGGAGACTTTGCCGCCTTTTTTATAGCCTTCTTCTTTAAGACCCATGCGTTCGCCTCTACGCGATGCCGCACGTTCTTGCATGCCAGTTTTTTCTGATAGATAAGCGTCTGCATCGGTAAATTTGTCGCCAATGTATTGTCCAGCCCTCTTTACGTAAGCTGCGGGAGTACCAAGCACGCCGCCTAATGTGTCTGCTTCTTCTTGGCGTTCGCGCCCTACTGTGCGTCCGTAGTCGCGGCCGTCGTCTTCTACTTTTTTAAGTCTTGCGCTGCGATCTGCAAGATAGTTTGTTTCTTGTGGTTTTTCTTTAGGTTTTTTGTCAGCCATGATTTACTCCTTAGCAGGCTTTGCCGCCCTTGTTCATCTTAATCATCGTGCCTTTGGTTTTACCCTTGGACTCAACGCCGCCGCCTTTTGCCATCTTCTTCATTGGCATTTCTTTTTTACCTGCTGCCATTGCTTTTTTCTTGGCAATCATTTCCATGAACGGGTTTGCTTTAGCCATATCACCACCTCTTTTAAAAGTTTTGCCTTTGTCGGCAGTTGAAAAATCCTTGCCCACAGATTGTGGGACTCCGACCTTCTTGGCAAACGATGGGTTGTGAGCCACCGCTTCCATGAATCTGTGCTGCTTGGCGCTACTACTCGGCATCGTCTTTCTTACGATTCAACAATTTCTTCATAGTCTCAGTTTCGTAGATGCGGATTGCCACCCAGACAATACTGAGCAGTGCCGAGACAGCGGGTAAGAATTCCACAAGCGTTCCTATGACGGTGATAATTGATACGCCATCAAGGGCATACTTCAGAGTTTCTTGATCTTGTTCGGTCATATGTATTTACCTCTTGTTTTGCCACGCTGGGCTATGCCATCTGCACGGCTGGAAGCTGAACCGCCTTTTGCCAGTTTCTGCATCTTCACGTCTTTACCCACATTTGCTGGAGCAAGACCTTTATCCATTTTCAAGTTTTTTGCAGCATCGGGCGTAGCAATAGGCAACGGGGTAACCCGGATACCGCTACCAAGCATCTCAGGCATACCGGGTTCGTTTTTGCCAAACTTTAGGCCTGCTGATGCGTCATCCGGTTCATCCGGTGCTTTGATGTTCTTTGCCATGATTTACCTCAACATTTCCATCTTGCTAAAGAAGCCGCCTTGCGGGTGGGCTTGCCTTTTTCGTCTTTCATCGGGCCGGGCATACCGGACATACGAGCGCAGAACGATTTCTTACGTGCGCCACCTTCAGGCTGGGGAGCCTTCAAGTTGCTTCCTGTTGCTGCGTTGTACTTGGCACGGCCTTTGGCAGTCAGTCCCGCCCCCTTGGAGGCTGGTAGTTTTTCACCGCGACCAACCGAGAGAACCGGGCCTTTCTTCTTAGCCATAGAACACCACTGCGGTTGTTGTCGCAGATACCACGGCAGAAATATTGGTACTACATTTAATGCCTTCTCCGGGAAACATCATGTAGATAGAACCCGCAGCCGCTGGCGCGGTAAAAGAGAACATAGCTGTGCCGCCCGTCCCGTCATTCAGGGCAACCGTTGCACCCGTTGAATAGCTGATGGATATACCCTTGATACGGGCTGGGCCAGCAAAAATGGTAGTGGTTGCATTGGCTGCTGCCGCGCCGCTTTTTACATCTGTCTGCATCATAATCAATCTCCTTTTAAAAGGGGGCCGAAGCCCCCTAGATTAATTATTGTTGGGAAGCAGCAGGAGACTGAGTACCGTCTGAATTTGCTACAGAGTACACAATGGTGTATTGCACAGTTCCCACAGTTACGTTGGCAACAGTGGGTCGCACAGTGGCAATGATAGTCACATCCGTTGCACCAACACCAGCACCGTTAGGAGATGCTGTGGTAGCGGCTCCAGCCCAGTTGCCCAGTTTTGCCGCAGCGCCAGTGTTAGCCAAACGGCCTTGCGTTGTAATGTCGGTAGAAGCAAAATACAAAGCTGTTGAGCCTGTAATGCCCAGCGACATATTGGCAGCAGTGGAGCCTGTAAAGGCCACCAACGTGTCAATATGGATGCTGGTAATTTGAGCGCCAGCAGGAATAGTGAATAGGGTGGTTGTAGTATCGGCAGTGTACACAACGCCGTCATAAACTACTTTTTTAGTCTGGGTTACAGAAGTAGCGCCAGTGTTCTGGATAGTACCGGCGGTAGTGCCAGTTGTGTTTTTAACAGTGCCCAATAACCAAGGGCCAAGGTGTGTTGCGAAACCCATAATAATTTCTCCATGCGTTGTAGCGTATCAATCTTGCATGACAGTCAGCCGGGACTGTTTGATACACCGGTTTTCCCGGAATGCTTTAAATATACAGCAAAAGAAAAGGGGGCACAAGGCCCCCTTTGTCTATCAGGACGAACCGGGGGAACCAAAGATTCCCAACGGATCAGACCAGCCAAATGAATAACGCTCACGAGCCTTGTAACGAACGTTACCAGTATCGAAATCACCATCCATTTTGTTTTCCAGAGGCATACGCTCAAAGTGCTTCAGACCGTTGGGCACGTCGGTAGTCAAATACCAGCCGTTTGCATCGGTGAAGAAGTGGTTGATGGCATAACCTTCAGGGATTGAACCGTTGTTCTTCAACGCGTTGATGTCGTTGTCTGTGGTGCCAACGCGGAGGTTGGTTTCCAGCAAACGAGTTGCAACGAATTGCAGAGCAGGCGGAATAATCAGCTTGCGGGGCTTGGCTGCAATCAACAGACCACGCTCATCAGTCCAAGCGGCGATTTGAATAACGGCGGCTTCCAAGGAAGTCTCGTTCAAGTCAGCGCTGGTAGAAGGACGATTGCTGTTGGTGCCACCGTTAACCAGCGGGTGGGCAGTGCTGAACAACGCAACGCCATCGCCGCCAACATAGCTGCCAGAGAAACCGTTGTTGATGACAGACGCTGCTTTGACCTGCTTGGTGTACGACATTGCACGGGCCAGAGCTTTGGTGTAACGAGCAGACAAGCTGTCGTACAAGTTATCTTCAATCGCTTCTTCAGTGATTGAGAAACCCAAGGCGATGGTTTCGTGGTTGTAGCGTGCGGTGAAAGCTTCCTGTGCATTGTCATAAGCAATGGCGGAACCCTCGTTCTTGACGGGAGCAGCGGAGAAACCAGCAAGCTTGGTCTCTTCTTCAAAGCTACGCTCAGATTTCTCTGTGTCGTAGATTTCTTTGTGCTCTTCGCCGTAGCGGGAGTACTCCATACCAAACAAAGCATTCAAGCCGGGCAAGAGTTCTTTAAGTAGTTGTGCACGTGAAATAGCCATTTTATGTTACTCCTTATGCAACAGCCGTACCAGCATAGTATTTGTGCAAACCAAAATTGATTTTCACGAGTACTTCTGGATATTGGTTAAAGACAATTGTTGAAGCCGCTGCAAATGCTACTAGCGGTGCTGCATTAAGCACAACCACTGTAGAGCTTGTTACGGAAGCAACATACGAACCGCTGGCAATGTACTGACCATTTGCAGCAATGGAGCCAACGTCAGAGCCAACCACTGGCGTAAACGAAAGAGCCGAAGCAAGCGTAACAGTAGCGGTAGAGATACTGGAGTAAACACCTGTACCTTGTGCCACTACAGTGTCAGTAACCAACCCAACAACACGAATCGGCAGGGCCGCAGTAAGTGCTAGGGAAGTATCTGCCAAAACAGCGTTAGCTGAATTACCTGTTGAGGTGCTACCTGTGTTGTTAACTGCTGCTAAGTTTTGACCGATCATGGCGCGAGCACCAGAAGTCACCACTGTAGTACCAGAAACCATCACAGCTTTAAACACTGTATCAGGATCATCACAGACAATAGCCACCGCATCGCCAGCAAGCGTAGACGCAGGCCAGTATTGCGAAAAGGTTTTTTGTCCGGTCAAGGGGTTGGTGTACGAACATCCGAGGAAAACCCCCATCAGCGTACCGACAACACCCGTTGTAACGCTTATGCGTTCCAAATTCCCACGAACTAGTGTTACAAAGTCACCATAAAAGATGTTTGTAGCGTAGCCGTAGGTGATAGGCAGTTCACGGGTTGACCCCGCAAATACCTGACCACCAATCAAGTTGATTGGTTTTAGCCCGTACGGGGCTGAGACCACTGGATAAGCCATCTAAAGACTCCTTGTTTATTTAGAACCTGAACCAAAGCCGCTTCCTTTGCTGACTGATGATTTTCTATCAGAAAACAACGGCATACGCGGATCATTGTTTCGCATGAAGTGGTTGTCCACTGATTCCATCTGGTTCTGCGCTTGTCCATCAAAGTATTCCTTCATGGCCATGAGTTTCTCAGTTGGGATTTTGCAAAGCATCAACCCACCAATTTCCACATTGCCTGTATTGGCACTACCTTGAAGCATAAGCTCAGGATGGTCTTCTGCCTTCACCGGTTCCCAACCATCGCGCATCTTGCGAGACACATTGGTTCGGACTTCCTGTCCTAAGACGTGAGTCGCTATCCAGCGATACTCCCATCCCGGTTCAGGGGTTGGATCGGGCAACTCGCTCGACGGTTTGTATACGTAACGAGCAGGTATCTTGTCGCGTGACACATTATCACGAGGGGTACGGTTTTCAGCCATTTTGATTCTCCAGTTTTAAAACTTCTGCAACATATTTTTTTGGGTCAAGGTTGTACTTTTTAATTAACGCCGCTTGTGTTGGCGTTAACTGTACCTTCCTTGTCCCGGTTGAACGTGATGCAGGGGCCACCACGGATGATGGACGCCTTGGAGTCTCATTTGACCTAAGCCGTTCTTCGTTTCCACCAAAAACTTCGGGGAACTTAGACTTCACGCGAGCATCTATCTGCTCGAAATAATCATCGCTGCGGGGATCGACCCCGTTGTTGACTAGTTTTTGATGCAGCCCTAGTGCGAAGCTGGTAACTTCTTCAAAACCGTCTGTGCCAAACCACTGGTTTTTTGCTTGCCAGCGCAAGGTCTTTTCGTCAGCACGAACCGGTTCTGGTTGTTGTTGTCGTGGTTGTACATCAAAATTTTCGTTTTGTAAAGCAGGTGGACGAAAATTCTGTGCATTTTGTACTTTTGTTTTAGCATCAAACAGTGCTTCTTGCGCAGCAAGGATAGCGTCCGAGTCAAACGACTCCTGTGCGGCCTTGTATTCACGCCGTGCTTTGTCCAATTCAGCTTCGGCTGCGGTCTTGGCCATTGCGCCGTACTGTTCGGTGCCATTACTCACATACTGTTTGAGACGTTTGTTCTCTTCAGACATGTGCTGTGCAAGACGCTCAAGTTCTTGCTTTTCCCTCAAAAGGGCCTCTTTGGCGCGACGCTCGTCATGACGGGCATGGGTCAATTCCTTGAGTCGGTCTTGAACTTTTTTGCCGTACGAGTCAATCTCTTCTTCGGTTGGGTCTTCTACTTCTTTATTAAGTGTAGGACGAAACCGATCATTTGGAGGTGTGTCATCAACAATCTCAATTTCAACATCATCTTCAGTCTCAATACTGACCTTCTGATTTTTGTTGTCATCAAGTTCGTCGGGGAACTTATATGCTTCTGCCATAGTTTTTCCTTTCAAGCGCGGGTAAGCCCACGAGGGTCTTGCACAACAGCGTCCACTTGGTCATCATTGATGAGGCGGAACTCTTTTCCAAATATCTTGAATCGCGTACCAGAGTAGGTACGAACAAGCACAAAGTCACCTTTCTGGCACCATGCTCCTGCTGGGAACTTGGTCTGGTCTTTGTACGCGTCAGGGCCAACATCGACAACAAACAGAACAGTTGTGGCGTGTTCTTCTTGTCGCAAAGTGGCTGTGGCTTTTATGAGATCAAGCTCAGTACCGTCAATCTTTTCAGATATGTCAGGTACTGCACACAGAATTTTCCAGCCCGTTGGGGTTGGAAGCATTGTGGCTTTCTCTTCATTTGTTGCGTCTTCTGCCGGGGCATCGACGGGTTGGATCACTTCAGGCAGGGCATATTGCCCCGGTTCAAGGAGGGTTTCACTCATTGGCTTTTTCTACTTTCTCAGCAAGGTCAAGAAGATGGCGCTCTGCGATGGCTAGACCCTGAATAGTCCCGCAAAGTTTTTGATACTCGTCGAAATTGCGGCATGCCCCACCAGCGCAGTCATCTGCGTAGTTGTTCATGTCGGTGCGTAATTTTTCGCGCAATACGCGTGCGAATTCGGAAATCATTTAGTTGGTGTCTCCTTTTGTTGGTTGGCTTGGTGTTGCATCTGCATCTGTTCACGCTTGGTTTTTATGTCCCCAGCCTTGCCCATTGCAGTAATGTTTGCTGCTGACTTCTGCTGTTGCAGTTGACCGGCTTTGTTCATGGCATCAATATCCAGACGCTTGTTGTCCAGCTCCAACCGAGCTTGCATCTCTTGCGCTTTGAGCTGCAAGTCCTGCTGCTTGATCTGAAGTTCTTGTTGCTTGATCTGCAACTCTTGCTGCTGCATTTGGATCAGTGGGTCTTGCTGTTGTTGCTGAGCTTGCTTCTGTGCAGCCATCGCTTGGCTCTGCTGGAGCACTTGCTGTGCAGCTTGGGCCATCATGCCGGAGAGTTGAATCTCCATCTCAGGCGGCAGCTTCTCATCTTCGGGCGGCAGGGGCATGCCCATCTGTTGCTCAATCTTCTGGCGGTAGGCAAAGCCAACGTGCTCGGCAACGTGGGCCATCATCGCTGATTGAATCTGCGGAGCCTTGGGGTTCTGGCCAACCAACTCCATGACGATGGGGTCTTGCATTGCCATCATGTGCACCTTGATGTGGGACTCATGGTCTTGGTAGAAGAACGCCTTCAGTGGCTCCAGACGCAACGCGGCCATGTTCTCAGACACAGGGTCTTTCGGCTTCTGGTCGTCCGGCAAGGGCACAAGCTTGTCGGCATCCTTGATACCCAGCACCGCCAGCATCTGCCTGTGAAGCTGGGGCAAGTCGTAAATATCCGGTGCCATTTGAGCCATTTGGATGACCGCTTGGTACTGAACCACTCGTTGGCTCATGGTGGCCGCGTTCGGATCGCTCACGGGGATGATGTCTACGTGGTCGTAATCTTCCTTCTTGGCTTTGCGTGGGGCATCAATCGGGTCGTAGTCATAGTCTGGGTCGGTGTAGTCGCGGATGATCGCGGCCAACAAACGCAGCTCTTGCTTAAACGTGTAGTGCAGCCGCGCTTGCACGGCGCTCATGACTTTTAATTGTCTTTCTAACAACGCAAGCGTTGTCCCCACAGGAGCTTGGGCGGACATGTCCGACACCTTCATGTCGGCAGTGGCTGCAAACCTGCGGCCTTCTTCCACGATTTGGCCAAGTAGACCCATCAGAACTTGGCTTGGCTCCTTGTAGGGTAGAGGCAAGATGCTGTCACGCAACGCCCCAGAGGCAATGTCTACGTCACGCCATTCTCCGGGTGCGATGGGGGTGTCGTCGCCCTTGATGCGCATTCCGCGAGTTTTAAGACCTCCGGGTAAGTTAGACAACGTGCCAGCATCAACAAGTTGGCGCATGAGGCTGGTGGCTGATTTGGCATAGCCTCCAATGAGATGGAAAAGGCCGAAGCCGTAAGCTCCAAAACCCGGGATGTATTGGTAGTGAACGAAGTGTTGTCGTTTGAGTTCAAGTGGATCTTTCTGTTCCCAGTTTCTACGGATGGCCAGAACATCGTTCGAGCCTTTGATAAGGGTAACTACGTATGGACGGGTAATGCCTGTCGGCTCGCCATCGTCATCCAAGTCTGCATCCCCCTGCAATATCAAGTCAACATGTGACTCATACAGGGTGTAGCGGTCGTCGTTTATATCAGAGAAGCCGGTTTCTTTGTCCTTGGCCTTCTTGATGTTGTCCTGTTCCTTGCTGGGGTCAGGCAAGTCAATGTCGCGGTAAAAGCCTGCCTGTTGCAGTTTGACAATCTCATTTTTTGTCTTGCGCATGACGTGAGTCAGGCGGTAGCAGGTGTCCAAGTCAGACGTGCCGTAGGGCAGGATGATGTCTTCAGCCGGTACAAATATTGAAATCTGACGGCCAATGTTGGGGTCGTAGTACACCTTCTTGAACGCAGAGCCGGTGGCTGGCAAGCTCCACAGCATGCGCTCATGCTCGGGACGGAACTCGCGCATGACTTCTGTCAACTCGTAGTTCATGTCTTCTTCCACGCGGACAGACGCTTCTTTCTTCTCTGGAGTTTCTTTGCCCAGAATCTTTGTACGTACCGGCCCTTGGGCTGGGAATGTCTCGGTGATGGTCTCTGACTGGAACCGGACAACCGCCTCAGTAATCATAGGGTGAAACACGCCTGACGCGCCGTTCCACGGCTCCGTGCGCTCTTCATACTGCAAGCCCAACAGCTTTAGGCCTTCTGTATAAGCCTTCTCCCAGTCCTTGCGGGAACTCTTGTCTTGCTCAATGTCTCCGGCCAACTCGGAAGCCATTGACATGATGTCGTCTTCTTCCAGCGTTTCAGCCAAGTTCTCGTCAAAGGTGTCGTCTTCGCCTTTGCCAATACTGATGTCCAAGTCCCCTGCGTGAATGTTCACCGCTTCTGGGTCAATGATTTCAATTTCAATCGGGTCTTCCTCTTGGGCAAGCGACTCTATGCCTTGGGGCTGCTGGAACAGAGCTTTATCTATATTGGTGGCCATCATTTATCCTCAGTAGTACGCCGCCATGCGGCGCTTGAAAAATCGGGGTTCGTCCGGTTCATCTGTGTCAATTCTGATGAAGCCGCCTTGTCTGACGCGCAGCAGTGCTTGGGTGGTCGTGTCCACGTAGTCGTCGTTCTCCCCCACAGGGAAGGCCGCAACCTCTTCAATGACTTCGCGTGCCCAGCGTGTGTCAGGTGCCCACACCAAGCCGGAAGCAAACATGTCGGCTACGGCATTGACACGCACCATCTTATCGTTTCCACGGCTGGGTGTAAATTCCTGCACTGGGATGCCCATCGCCCGAAGCTCTTGGATCAGGGGGCCACCAGCGGCTTTCTTCTCTACGATGAACGCATCCGGCTCCCACTCCGTCCAATGCTTG